CTCTTACCTCCGCGTGGTGAACCTGGATTGCTTGCCTATCCTCTCATATAATAATGAAGATCTGCAAGCCAAATATTAAATTTGATTTAACATTTGCAAACTAAAAGAGACACCAATTAATTTCTCCTATGTGAGTAGGATCTGGTCTTGTCTGGGGTTCTTTCGAACTCTCTTCCTGAAGAAAATAGGGAAGACTTAAGAGTTTAGAAATCCAGGGCCTAAAATGATTAGGCTCATTTCTCCCTCTAGTACCTATCTAGCTAATTAGGTTAGATACATCAGGAGTAAGGTACGATTAGAATGGAAAGACATTTATTTGATCTTCCTGAACTTTCTGTTCTTCATCCTATTCTACTTGTGTAAAAGATATGTATAGAGAAGTCCTCCATTATTTCTATTAAGAGGCCGTATACACATCTCACTGCTCAGGTTGATGACTCATAATTCACTGAAGGATAGATATCTATTTATTAGTTATATATCTACGGAATTATGCTGATCGCATAGTTTGGATCAGTTATTTATCGTCTTTAAAGAGAAGATTAATCTTCTAGGTCCTTTAATATCATTAATATGTGATATCATTAATAGAGAGAATTTCTCTATGTGGACTCTGAAATATGACATATGTGAGTTTCATTAAGTTGAATCCTCGTTATATTTCCTCTCCTAATGGTAACCTTTATCATTAGGATGACCGTAAATAAGTCATGTTACTTTAGTATCTCCCCGTCAAGCTAATAACTAAATAGCTAAGCTAGTTAGATAATTTATACCAGCCCCTGCCTGGTGGTTTTCACCATCATAAACTTGGGACATAATGTCATGGTATATAAGCTATGGGAAAGAATCATTGGACATGATTCCAGTAACGGTGTACTACACCTAGCCAGAATGGCAGTCTGCGGCCCAGGTGGAAGAAATTCTACCCGGAAACCGACCTTACACTTTCTCTCACCCTCCACATGAAATTTATAAATCTACTTTCTTTCCGGACGTTTAGTCCGAAGTTTCTAGGAGACATTATTCCAAGTGTAAGCCGACTTCTTTCCTTGAAAGGGGGAAGTAAGCTAGTACCCTATCTTAAACAGATAGTGTACCTAGTGAGAGGTTATTGTACCGACCGTTGAATGTGTATTGTATTTTCGTACTTGAGAGAGCTCTCTAGACTTCAAGATAAATCCGGACCTGTCTTCTTAGTGAAATACTTAAAGGCCTGTAGTACCCTATTAATAGGGGCTACTGCCTTAAGATCTCCTGAGAATAAGGTTGGTGGACAAGCCTTTGGGGCTGCCATCAGTAGAACTAAGAAGGGTCTACCTAGATTGATTCCTGCCGTTCACAGACGGATGATTCGTAACGGATCAACTTTTCATGTACGAATATGACTCACTCTATTTTCCATTTATAGAGTCATTGAGTACACAGGTCAGTTCAAGGTTTCTACAATTGTAGAACCTGGACCGACCGTAACTACAAAATTATTGAATGAAGCTCAATCAGGTCTTATAATATTATTTAAAAATTCAGTCCCAACAGTGATAACTGAAGGACCAACTGAATTTAGTAAACCTTTTTGAATTTCAAAATCTTCACCTTGTAGTTACAAAGACACATGACAAGATGGTCCGCGGGTATGGGTTACGGAAACCTACCCGAGTACGTATCATAAATCTTTATTGCTATCCCTGAGAAACATATTTTGTCAACAGGGATACATGTGGGTTGACTCTTTTGGACGGTTCGCCCAGCGCTTTCATTTAGAATCTGTTTACCGAGTAATAATACTTGGTAAAGTATCAGATCCTACTTTCTTTGCTGGAATACTTCCTACACTTCCATCAATCCTTAACCAAGGATTTATTGGTCGTCTAGGAATAAAAATTGAACCTGCCGGAAAAGTCAGAGTATTCGCTATGGTAGATGCCTTCTCACAATGAGTGATAAGACCTCTCCATAAAGCTATTCAGGGAATTCTCAAAGAGATCCCGATAGATGCTACATTTGACCAATTAGGTTCTGTAGCGCGTTTTACTCAAATGCTGAAAGATCAAAATATTACAAATGTTTATTCATTTGATCTGACAGCGGCCACTGATCGATTACCGATGCAATTACAGGAATTGATTCTTGAGGTCTTGAGTAGAGATCAGAAAGTGGCTCAGGAATGGCGTATAATTCTAACGGACCGATGGTACGAGTTACCTCCCGGGCTTAAAGATCACCAACGAACCTTGTCCTCTTTAGGTATCAAACCTGAATGACTAGGGAATGTTTTAATAGACTCAAAAGGTCTGGTGACTGCCGTGAGATATGCGACTGGGCAACCGATAGGATGTCTAAGTTCCTGAGTATTCCTGGCTCTAACTCATCATGTCATCGTTCAGATAGCTGCACTTCGAGCTGGTTTCTTGGAAAGATTCGAGCTCTATCTTGTATTAGGAGATGATATCGTCATTGCCCACAAAGGTGTGGCGGATCAATATTTACTCTTAATACAGGAATTAGGGTGTCCGATTAACATGTTCAAATCCGTTATCTCTGATAATGGTTCTTTTGAGTTTGCTAAACGATTTATCCTAAGAGGTACAGATGTATCTCCTGTGAGTTTCAAGGAGTTATCTATAGCTATGAATGACATCCAAAGTTTACTCTCATTATTGAAGAATTTAAAAGTGAGTAATCCGAGTATGTCAATCACTGCTGTACTATCTGCGTATGGGTATGGGTACAAAGCTGTATCTAAGGCATTTGGTCTTTTCCAAAATATAAGCCTTAGTATAGCTCGGTTAATATTACTATTAACCATTCCTGGATCACCTTTTTCTCGACTGACATCTATATCTAAATGGATGTTAAGTTCGAGACCTAATCATTTCTTAGGCGTGAAAGGAAATCCTTCTCTGTTAGAATTCATATATCAAAGATATACGGAGTTAACAGAGAAACCTCTGGTACCTGATGTGCCTCGATCAAAAAAAGAGATTAAACAATTATTAAACTATGTTTCGTTTAACTCTTTTAAGATTTGGAACCAACAGCATCCTGAGACTGTACTTCATCCCATTAACGATTACCTAATGGAGGGGGCGGTAGTTCATCTGTTATTTGAATTCTACCGTGACATGTGAGAAAATTATGAAACTTCAACTCTTACTATATCATCAAGTTTTTCTGATTTTCTTGCATCTTATTCAGATACACGATCAGTCTTAGATCGTATTGATGATATGTTCGAGGTTCATAATTCTCTCGAAGATGAGTTCTCTCAACTAGCGGATGATCAGAGTATGCCTCGACCCCCGGATAACCGGGTGTTGAAGCTAAACAATGTGACCCTGCTAGATTTGGCGGATCGGATACGATCCGAATACACATCCTTAGTCGGTACGGAGACTTTAGGGAAGCCTAATAAGCCACTTAAAGCCTAAAGTGACCTCTACGGCTTTTTGGACTTAAAGAATAGGACACTGGATCCCCTAGGAAAGGGTCTAGGAGGCTAAGCATTAGTTAGCAAATCTTGGACTGTTTATCCAAGAGACCGGAACTCCCCGGAATTTAAGGTTCGGGAGATCTGTTATCTCCTCTTAAGAGAGTTGATCTCTATCCCTGTAATGGGAAGACCTTAAATGACAAAGAGTATGATTATCTAGTAACTGTAGTCTTAACTAATGTTTGTCTTTTTTAAATTAGTTATTTTAACTTAGTTGAATAACAGATGCAATTACTAAAAGGGAATCCACAAAGTGAAACCCGATTTAATCATAACACCTCCTTTAGAGATGCTTGAGCGTAATTTGAAAAGGAAGATAAGCGAAAGCTCACAGCTACACCGTGAACCCTCGTATAGTTTCCGATGCTTTGCATTTGACTATACTAAGTAACTACATAGATAATCTTAGATCAAGCAATGTACTTGTAGATCTAGGACCTACTGTAGTTAGAGGACTGAGGAAAGACTGAGAAAGTATCTATATGAATATAGATAAAGTCCCTTTTAACTTATATCATAGGAATATGAAAATAAGGGATCTTCCTAAGTAGAAATACCTTAGTGTAACGGAGAGGGAATCTAGAATTATAAATATATTTAATTTATAAATATATGTACGTTCCTTTTTCCGACTCTATCTACACAACAGAAACAGGCTACTCTGTGGTTATCGAGTAGTGAAGTAGTGTCCCAAGAATTGTCCTGTAAAGGATAATGGGGTAACCTTCAAAGGGGGAGAACTATCCGCCTCATAACCGATCTGTCTGTCAGGTATAACTATTCTCTATACACCTATTCTTTAAATCCTTAAAACCACCTCAGCCACGTAACGCAGTATGCGCCGGCTGAGTTAAAATTAAATAATGTCTCGTACATATATATGCACTTGAGTACGGTTAAGCTATTAGGAGCTAACTTACCTAGTAGTCATCTGTGATGGGTTTCACAGAGCCACCACTCATTTTATCTGTTAGAAACCGAGTTATTACCGGTTTCCAAACCTTGATGGGGTTCACCTGAACCTTGGATGGGCCTATCCGAAGAGACAATCGGATAGTACTTCTAGTAATAGGAGAGGGAGCTAAGAGTGATTCTTTTCTTAACTGGGTTAATAGCCATTCTAAACATGGAGTTTAGAACCCGACTCATTAATAGAGATATTTAGTTTCTCGGACGAGCTACATAATCACTGTAGTTTCCTTATTCATGTCGAATAAGGGCCTGAGAGAAACGAGAGTCTAAGGACTCCATATAGATACTCCTGAGGGAGATATACCTGATAAGGGTATCATCTATATGTCCAATTGAGGTGACAAGGGTAAGTGTTTATCCTCTTTTATAGTATTACTACTATAATTGAGGAGGATGTACTAGAATCCGCTAGTAATAGCATGGGTCAATTCCCACTAGGATTCATAGTTCCCCTACACTTTAGACGGTTCTACAGATATTAGTATTCTTTTGTTGTAGAGTCCATTAAAACAATGGATAATTAATATGTGAATATTAATCACCTGAAGAAGGTCTATGGATGGTCTTTGACCAAATTAAACACTAATGACTGTATATCCTACGTCTATAAATGCTGTTAACAGCGCAGTCTGATCTCTAATTGCTTAACACGCTAGAGATAGGAAAAGAACGTGTCCTGCATAAGGATAACGAATTTATCCACTCTTCTTGAGCGGTATGCCCTCCTAGGTATATCTGATAGTTCTCGTGAGAGAACACCAGGCTTTATATTAAACTCGAAAGAAACTTAATATAAATGACCTAATGGCTAGAGAACCGAGATTTCGGACTCTAGGGAGAGTGATTCATACCCACTCTAATCAGTAGTAAGGTTAGGTTACTACCATAGTTAACAGTCTTATCTAAGGTGACGACAAAGAGAGTTCTCTGAAACAAAATGTCAATTATCTCAACAGATTGAATCAGATTGGCTCCTACGTCGGGAGAACTCCACCTTACCTACTTAAAGATAAGAAGGGCTATACTCAGAAGTATAGATTCAGGTCCAAAGACAATGAAGTCCCTGGGAACCATACTCCGTTTTGCACCTAGAATTCACAATCCAGTAATGGATTCGCTATATCTTATACCCTGATATAGTGTAGGGGACTGCTAACCTCTAGAAGAGAAATGCAGGGAATCTTATTTCCATAATATAAGAGAAGGATGGAAAAGGGCCATTAGTTCTTAACCTGTTCTAATGGACCGTCCTTCGGGATTGATTGAGCTAGTGATAGTTTAATCTCTAGAGAAAAGAATGAATCACTTCATTCCTTCCTATCTCAATAGAGGTGCACTTGGTAAGTGTAAACAAATAATTCAAGTACTCCTCGTATCAATCTTCTTATTGGAATGTAAGACTTAAATAGTCTTAGTTCATTTATACTCCCTAAGATATGGAGTTAGAGTTAATAAGTAATTATTAACCCTGTGGGCGACCACAGAGTACCATCAACCTGAATGAGGTTGTATTCGTTAAGGTACTGACTGAGCCGATCGAGGACTGTAAGGTCTGAAGAGAGGAGTGAATTCGTAAGAATTTCCAGATGAACAATCTATAAAAGGATCCGGAATGTTATTCGTAAATTAACATAAGTAATAATAAATAAAATAAAATACTTGGGTTAGCCAGCAATGGTTAATGAGATTAATCTCGTGAGAGGTTAACCTATCTCTTGGGGGCTACCCTTCAGTTAGGTTATTAATTTAGTTATGGATTAATGTTTCTTATGTATTCACTCCCCCACCAGATTGGGTCGTTGGTGGGGAGTTCTCCTCGTT